TTTTGTAGCGCCAGGCTTCTGCGGCTTGGCTTTAGCGCCTTTGGCGGGCTTCATGTCGCCGTAATGACCAGGCATGGCTGTTTGGTGGTTTCAGTCAGTTTACCGCGCCATAGCGGCTGCGGAGCTGCGCCAGCGTCAGTTCAGAGCCATCATCACGGACCAGCTTTGCCATGGCATCCGTTGGGCCGTACTTATTGGCAAGGCGGTTGAAATATGCCACCTTGCCGGGGCCTAGTGCATCAGCCTGCGTTGCACGTGGTTGCTTTGCTAGCCATTCGCCATAGGTTTCGCTTGCAGGCACCGGGCCATCCATACTGGCGCGTTTGCCTTTTGTTACGGATGGTGGTGGATCAAAACCTAGCTCCTTGTAATTGATTACAGGTACGGTCGTTGATCGGCAGTTGAAATGCTGTGGTGGCATCGGACCTTTGCCGTAGTCAAACTCACGGCCATCTAATGCACGACATATTGCGCTGGTTCTGGTATCTAGTGTTGCGATGTATCTATATTTCTGCGTGATGTCTTGATTTGCCTCGTAAACCTGCTGGCTTGCCGTGTTAGCTACTTGGTTGATGCTAGTACGGATAAGCGCCATGATCTGATTATCTGCTACCTGCGTTAACTGGCCGCCTGCTGCTGCTATTTGCCCTACGGTTTTTGCTTCCTCGCCAAATTGCAAGCTACCGATCAACCGCTTTGCTATAGATGGTGTTGTCTCGCCAGTTAATAGGCCATTGCGTACCACTTGACTGAACTGCTCAGCTTGTGATGTAGCGATACCGCGAAATGCTTTGCTTATTACTTGCCCATTGGGCAGCGTGATCGTTGCACCTTGCGCAGCAGTAAGACTAAATGTCTGCGGTGCGCCATTAACTGCTGCAAATAGATCATCACTTAATGCAACAACATTAATCTGCGTTGGATCTGTTGTAACAACAGATTGCGCGAATTGCGGGCTGATCTCTACGGTATTAACGCTGCTACGGATAATACCTTCAGGCATCGCCTTGCGCAATTCATCAGTAACAAACTCCGATTGCAACTGTGCAATGCCTTGCAGTTCGGTTGCCGTGATCTCGGTGCTATCACCAGCCCAGCCGTCTAGGGATTGCTTGAGTTGCGCCAGGATGCTGCGCAGCCGTGCTGCCTTAACAGGTGTAGCAGGGTCATCAATCACGCGCAACTGATCTACAGCATCAATAATGATGTCGTTATATGAATTAATAACACGCCGCGCTACGCTATTACTGTAGCGGTTAAGGTCAATTGCATTTTTATATAGCCTGGCTGGTGTGCTCACATGCCGCCTGTTGCCGTTGCATCTACTTCTTGCTGTACATCAAAATCATCGCCCAATACTTCGCCATCTGATAATTGCATCAGTAGTGTTTCTTTGGTAATTGTACCTGCGGTATAAAGTTGCAGTAGAGCATTTACGTCAGCTGGTTCAAGTCTAGCACCAATAAAATCACGGTTAACGGTACAACTACCTGCTGCCTCCTGTTGGCCCATAAATTGCGCATGAAACTTAAGGCTATTGTCGATCATATCTTGTACGTTTTGCGCAATTACCATCATTGTGCTGTCGCCTTGGCTGCGGTCGATCATCTTAGATGCTGCGGTTTCAGCCGATAGCTTCTGGCCTAGCACTGCCGACAAGCCTAGCTCATTGATCTGCGCTGCAATTTGATCTAACCGCTTGAATTGAAAATCAAAACTGCGGCCTTGCGGTTCGATGTATTCAGCGCGGCCATCAGCGGGAAATGCTAATGCTTCGCCGGGGCCTGCTGATACTTCTTCAGCACTTGACGGAAAACCAAATAATGCAAGCATTGGCACCGCTGAGATATGCAATTGGTTATCAAGGTCTGACTGCACCTGATAGCTTTTTAGGTTTAGCTCTGCAATATCTTCAAGCGGCGGCCTTGATTCCATGTAGCCAATGCGGTTGCTGTATGCAATGCTAAATGGAATTTGATCTAGGCTTGTGGCACCTTCATCAACTACTTTGTAATTGCCATTATCTTGACGTTGGTGGATCTGGTACTGCCCAGGCGTTAGCACACGCACCTGATCGATTTGCTTTTCGCCGTATTTGCTATCGGGGTCTGCTTCTAGTACGGTTTCTTGCAGCCTTAGCTGCGTCAATCGCTGGGCACCATCCTGCTGTTCGGTGCGATACCCAAGGATTTGACGTGGTGTATAGGTGCACCAATATGGGCGGCCACCATTTGATGGTGCATCAACTAATGTTCCGATATGGCCATAACGCACTAACTTACGCGCAGTTTCGTATGTCCAAACATTTAAATCATTTCCTTGCATATCAACGTCAAATAACTGCTCGCGTATTGCATCTGATACATCTTGCAGCTTGACGGGTTTACGCGTCAGCATACCAGCGAGCATACGCTCTAGGCGCTGGTAGTAAGGCGGGCAGACACTTCTGGCCAAACGATTATCAAAGCTTTCATCAAGCTCGCGTGGCTCCTGCGGTAGGTAGCGGCGATGCTTACGCCTGATGCCATAGGTGCCGCCTAGTAAATCCTCAATTAGGATCCAGTGCGGCTCCATGGCATACCACGCGCCATTGGGGTCCCCAACCTGCGTTACGGGTCGATCGGTGACTTTACGATCGTAGGCGGCTGGGGTGCTATACATCAGCGGTTAATCAGTGTCTTTACTTTACCGTCTGGAGCGACGGCAATCACCTTAAAGATCTGCGGGATGCCAGGTTTTGGCTTAAGCCGCCGCCCGATTGCTGTGGCAGTCATTCTGCATCCTCTTCGTCTTCATCATCAGCCAGCAGATCAAATACCAGGCGCTGCTTTACCAGCTCCAATGCACCGATCACCTCAATGGCGGTGACATCTTCAAGGCTGTCAACCAGATTATCAAGTGCGGTGAGGAAGTCTTCCATGGGTTTGGATGTAGACGGTCCTATGGTAGCACGGTTAGGGTTTGCGTTTACGCTTGGCGGCGGCTGCTTTGTTTGCATTTGCCATATATATATTTTTATATTTACCTGCGTTCAATCCGCTTTTATTATTCAGCTTAGATGTTGCGCTGGCATCGCGCTTGATAGATCCTTTAATTGCGCCAGATTTTTTGGGTGCTGATAGTTGCTTTCTATTTCCAGACCTATCGGCTCCTGTAATCGGCCTGCCAGGTGCTGGTCTTGCGTTTATTCCTGTAATTTTATTGTTTATTTGACGAATGTTAGATTGTTGTTCATTGATGCGGTCTGTAGCTTTTAGTTTTTCTAGTGGTCCTTTGGCGGTTGCTTTTGCCTCACGGGCAAACGCAAGTCGTTCCTTGCTAATAGCAAGATTACTTTTTGCTAGGCCTAGGTTTTGAGTTTCTCGCTGGCTTAATGGGCGGGCAGTGCTTTTAGGTGCTGCGTTGGTTGGCTTGGGTGTTGTTGGCTTGGCTGAACCTGTAGAAAATCTAGGCCTATTTCTTATGTTGGCTGCCATCGCTGCAATAGCAGAAGAAGAATTAGGGAATGTTCCGCCTTTTCCTTTCAAAAACGCAACTGCTTTTGCTCTTACCGCAACAGTATTAGCATTTTTTACGGGTGAGTTACTTTTTGGTGCTCTTGATTTAGCGCCAAGCCGGTCAGCCATGCGATTAACTTTTGCGTTATCTACAACCTTGCTACTTCCTAGCGTTGGAGATTTTAACTTTAGGCGTTCGTAAGGTTCTTTCATTATTGATCCGTCCGACATCTTCATTGTTACTGATTTTGCATTTGCTCTAATAACTGTTGCGGCGCCACCTAAGCCCATAATTGGTTCCACTATTGTTCCTTTCTTTATGCCGCCATAGCTAGCTTTTACTTGTTCGGCGCGTGCCGCTCTTCTTTTGGCTGCATCACCTTTATTTGTTGTTGCCATGTTAGTAAGATTCTCCGCCCTTGAACGTTGCTGTCGTGCCTTTTCATTCATTTGGAATGATCTTTCACTTGCTGCGTTCATACGTGCACGGCCTGGAATTTTACCAGGTTGGGTGTTAAACGCAGTGTTTCCGGTTGTATCATTAGCATCACGCAATTTTTTAGCTTTTGCATCATTTTTATCGGCGGCATTGTTTAGCATTTTTGCCCTAGCGGCCCAGCGTTCCTTTTGCGTTGTGGGTTTAGCTGTGGCTTTACCCTGCCCAACCTTGCCGGCTGCCCCAGGATCACGCTTGATCTTGCCTTTCATCGTGCCCGCCGGTCTGCCGCCTGACACCTTGGCCGTTTGCATCGCCCGCTTGTTGCCTGCTGCGGTCTTAAGCCGTCCACCGCGTGCTGTGGCGCCTTCACCGCCGACGCTAGTGATCTTGCCTGCATTATCGCGGGTCAGACGGTTGACGCCACGTGATACAGACTTAGCAGCAGGACGCTTGCCGCCGCCGCTGCTGGAGCCTCCGCCGCTAGAGAACTTGCCGCCGCTGTCTCGTTTGTAGGCGCGTGCCATGGTGGTATCAGATCGTTAGTAGACTCTAACGCCAGTACCACGGCCAGCCCCGGCGTGCAATGGGTTGAACTCACGCCATACGAGGTAGCCGATGGCGTCGTTCATGTGGTCATAACCGCCATCTTTGTCGGGTTCGCCCTTTTCGCTGTAGCTTTGAAGTTCTAGGCATTCGATTAACTTACGGCAACTGTGGTCAATGTGCAAGCGGATCTCACCTTTACCATTTTCCATTAATGCTTGCATTGCTGCCACACGATCACGCACAGGCGGGTTAGCGCGTGGTGATTGGTTTGACATGCCGTAGGACTCCAGGATTGCAATATCCGTCTGGCTTGCATTTGTACTACGATTACCGCCGCTTGCATCTGGGTACATGTAGATGCGATGGTCGGGGTAGCGTGCCTTGATCGTTTGCGCTAAGGCATCAGTATCATGCGCACCGCTGATCTCATCAAATACTTGTAAGGTCTTGCCATTGCGGTATGCGATAACGGCAGACATATTGCCTACGTTAAAGTCAACACCAATACGTAGCGGTTCGCGGTATGATGGCGCCTCAATGCTTTC